CTCTTGACCTCTTTACAGCGTGGTATTGCCGACCTTATCAAGACGCACAATCTTCGTCTGTCTAACATGGCCGCAATGACGCTTTCTTACGGCGGTGCGTACAACACAACTACGGCGCAGAACATTGTTCCACAGGGGCAGACCCCCACTTTGACTTCGCAGGGCGGCAGCGGCGTATTCGTGTCGCAAAGCTCGTACATACCTCTTGACAACTTCAAGAGGGCCGGAACAAAGGTGTGGACTGATGCAACTTGCGATATTCCTTCGCAGATGCAGAAGATTGAATACGACTTCAAGGTTGCCAACAATCTCGACGAGTCTACTCCTTTCGAGTGGGACATTCCCTACGACATCGTAGTAAACGTGCTTCTGAAGAACAGCTTCTTCATTGCCGAAGTCAACCGCTACATCCGTTTGGAAGCCCCCGACAAGGTTGTTATTATCAGCAACTCGCAGTCGCCGCTTGACACCAACGTAATCACGTGGCAGCAGTTGGTCGCTTACACGCGTTCGAGCATTTCCAAGATTTCGCCCATCCGCGTGGTTCGCGAGCAACAGACCGTACAGGGTATTACTACCTACTACACCGTTCGCGGCTGGAAGCCCAACACCGTTGTCCTGCGTCCTCTTGGCATGGCAGGCGTTGTCGTTCACGCTATTCCAGAATGGGCAAAGCTCATGCGCAGTGGAGAAGTTAATGACAACATTCAGTGGTCGATGGCTAAGTGGAACAACCTCATCTACGTCATCAACAAGATTGTACCCAATGGCATGCTGAAGTCGTACCATACGGATGCTCTCGGACGATACGCCACGGTTCTGAACGAATCGCAGTACCATGTATGTGTAGATATAGCAACGGCTGGATAAGGCCATTGTCTTTTTGTTTCTTTCATGTAATTGATAGGGAATGACAGTATTAGAGTGGCTCGAATCTTCAACGATGTATTCTTCTTTCACGGAGAAGAACTTCGTTAAAATAGCATTAGATAGGGGTATTGACCCAACTTGGGACGCATACGACGAAGAATACGTGACTGAAAAGGAACGTGACTTGTTAACCGCAGACCTCATATACACCGCTGTGCTTCTTCGTCCCTCTAATACTGCATCCTTGCAACAATCGCACAACGGCTACCAAAAAACCGTTGGCAGTGAGCAGGACTTCTATCAAGATGACAAGATAAAATACGCTATACGCATATACAAGCGATACAAGGACAAGCGCGGAGAAGACTTGGAAGAGCTGGCAAACAGCAAGAAGATAAAATTCATTCCAATAGAAGACGTTGTATCACTCCATGAGGAAGGACGAAATTCTTGAATACCCATATACGGGGACTATCATACGGGAAGACGATGAAGATGAAACGGGCCAGTCGATACTGGTCTACGAAGGTGTGATGGACGAGCACCAAGCGACCGATGAAGAAGGCCGCGTGCTGCAAACGGCATCATATATCATTTCCATTCCTCTTACCAAGTCGGAAGACGATGAATGGATAGTCCCCCGTAAGGGTGACAAGATTACTCTTGTAAGATATGGAGAAACGTTCGACTTGACGGTGGATAATGCAGAACCTTCACAAATCGGAGGCATAAGCATTTATGCTTCGCGGAATAGTTGGTAGCGGATATGGCTGGGAAAACAAGAGTCAGGTTTGACAGGAAGGCGTTAATACGGAACATGTTCAAGCGCCTAGAAAAAGAACAGACCGAAAGATTCTTGGCCTATGCAAAAGAGAAAATAGCAGAAATCGGGCGTGAGTTTCAAGCGTGGGACGATACCGGGAATTTACTCAATAGCCTATGTTGGGTTGTGTTCTACAACGGAAGGCGCAAGGGTTTCGGGTTTTACGACGCTCCTTCTGCAACGGAAGATTCATATCTTCATGAACTCTCCAAACCGCCGCTAAAGCAAGCTGTTGACGGTAAGAACCTTGCACGGCATTTTGTCTCTTCATACAGACCTTCAATAGACGTTGGCTGGGAAGTCGCATTTGCGGTTACTGCGCCATATTGGGGATACTGGGAAGAGGGACACGAAAATATCCTGCTTGGGCAACACGTACAGTTCGCAATCATGGCCGAACAGTACGATGCAATGTCGAAAGAGCTTTCTCCGGCAAAAGTGTCATTTGAGAAATATGTGCCAAAATACTAAGATATGCTAAACGCTTCGAGAATTGACATATACAACTACTTGTACAATATCATCTATGATGTTGTGACGAAGAATGTATATCCCATGCGCGTCCCGCAAGAACTTACTAAGTCGGACACCACGGATGGTTTCATTGTCATTCGCGTTGGAGGTATAAACGACGAAAGCGAGTTTAGCGAGCAGGCTTATGGATGGGCACGCTGCTATGTGCAGGCATACATACCACAGGCCAGTCGCGGTCGGCTTAATACCGAAAAGTACAAAGCCTACGAAGATGGAATAAACGCCATCATCAAGCTTGCAGCAGAAGACAACCAAGGGGAATACAATATCGAGGAAGGTAGCATAATATCGACCGATGAGGATGAAGTGTCAAATGCGAACAATGCATATTTTACATTCATAAAGTCATTTATTGTAACCATTATTAAGTAAAACAATTTAATTTATAGAACTATGTCTAAGAAAACAACTTTGAAGCCCATTAGCTTGGGTTATCGCGATGTCGGCGCAAATGGTGAGTACACTCCATTGATGGGCGTGCTGAAGGGTTTGACTATCGGTCAGGATGAGCCTGATTCCACTGAGATTGAGGCCGAATTTTACGATTCGCCATTCGATATTCAATACGATGGCAATCCCGTAACCTTCACGTTCGAGCTTGCCAACTACGACTTGGATGAACTGCCTCCCATCTTTGGCGGTGAATACGACCCTGCAACCGACACCTACGAGAGCGCTCCGAGTGCTTACACAAGCGAACATGAGTGGAAGCTTGACTTCCAGCGCGGCAATCAGTCCTTGGTTATATTCAAGGGTTTGACCGTCGGTACTGTAAAGAAGGACGAGGATGGCGCACTGAACTACTCCGTAACTATCACCAGTCTGGTATATACGGACAATCAGAACAAAGACCACCTGTACAAGATTGTCGGCGGTTCGACTGCAACCTTCACTGCCGTAGAGAATCCAACTGGCAATCCTAAGACCAAGGGCTACTACGAAAGCGATGGTACAAACTACCGCTTGACCTGGGACACCGAGGTGGTTGAAGGTAAGACCTACTACACCAAGAACTAACCAATCTTTACTCATTAGTTTTCGTGAACGTGGGGAGCGTTGTGGGGAATCCCCCGTGGCGCTCCCCTTTTAAGTTTCGCGAAGACTATAAACGTTTACGAAAATGAAAAAACAAAAAGATTTGCCCAAGGTAGATGACCTTGATGACTTCACGATAGAGGTCAAGCGTGACCTTGTTTCCATAATCACCGATTCACCTTCATTAGTAAAGCTTGGCGATAAAGAATACCGCGTAAAAGACATGCGCTACTATTCGCTGTACAGGATATGTAATCTTGTAATGGATATGAAGAAGGCTGACGAAACGCTTGATAGCGACAACAAGATAATTACGGCTTTATGCACAGACCTTGATGCAATGTGCGAGATAATGGCAATCGTGTTGTGCAACCACATGTTCCAGCCGTGCGATGATGCGGGTGAAAGGAACGATGAAATGATTCGCCGGATGAAGATAAAGGTAATGAACAGCACCTATGACGCGAACCAATGGGCGGCGATAATCCTTGGCGCAATCAAGAGCATAGACTTATCGGCTTTTTTTTTACTCAAAAAATCGGTGAGTATGGCTACGGATTCTCTTCTGATGAGGAAGAAGAAATCAGCGGAGACAGCCTCACAGTTTATGGAAGCACTATCGTTGCGGACGCAAGCGACTTCCTGAGAGCATTTCCGCAGTACACGCTCGATGACTATCTATATAGGCTATCTTGCGCACAGATACAATTCATGGCCGTTGACAATACGCATACGAAGTATTTGCATGGTAGTGACAAGAAGGCTTGGAACAACTACAAGGAAGCTTTGGACGCGCAACGTAAATTGGGCGACTTCTTTGGGAACTTTAACCTACCCGACTTGAAAGAAGGAGAAGAATACGAAGTACCCGTCAAAAAGAACAACAAAAAGAAAAAGTAACAACAAAAAACTATATATACTACATGGCTAACGATGCAACAATCATAGCAGGTTCTCTTGATTCCAAAGAACTTGAAAAGTCTATAAACGAATTGATTAACATGGTCGATTCAAAGCTAAACGGCGATGGCGGCATGGCAAGTAAGTTTCAAGACGGCATAAACAAGATGCAAGCTTCGCTCAATTCTCTGTCTTCTACATTTCGTGGAATGAAAGGCGATGTAAAAGACTTTGCATCTTCATTTGACGGTATGGCAAAGGCACGTCAACAAGCTATAAATGGAAGCAAATCTGGAGGCTCGGATAGGATAACATTCGATAGCGATGTCGAAAAAGGTCTTACTTATGTAGTAAATGCAAATAAAGATATTGATTCTCAATTAGAAGCCATTATCATCAAAGAGCAGCAAATGCTTGCGACCAAAAATGAAGAGACAAGAGCAACGGAAGCAGCCGCAGCAGCACAACAAAATCTAACAAACGTTGCAAGCGGAACGGCGCGGATTTATGAAAATGTTTACGAACAGCAAATGCGTGCAAACCAAACAATTCGTGAATCTTCTTCTAATGTAAGTACAACATTTCGTGACTATGACAATCTTCGTTCTGCCGTAGCGTCGGTTCTTGGTGTTGAACGTGAACATATTCAAGTAATAGGTTCTGAACATGAACAATACACAGTTCTTGCGTCACGTCTAAAGATGCTACAAGCTATTTACAACAATCTCAATGCATCGGATAGAACAAGCGAACGTGGGCAAGAATTAGTAAAAAGCATGCAACAAATTGAGCGTGCGATGCAAAAAATACGCGTGCAAGCCGCACGTCCGGTTAGTCTTGCTGATGCCATGTCTATTTCCGAAAAGACTCTTGATGACATGGCATACAAGATGCGTATGCTTTCTGCATATCGCGGCGGTCTTGATACTACAGAACAAAAGAATGAAATAGACCGAGTGAACAAGTCATACAACGAGCTAAAGAAGAAGATGGATGACATTATGCAAAAGAACCAATCTATGATGTCGTCCAACAATGCTCTGGCACGTTCGTGGAACTACATGAAGAATCGCCTTGCTTTCTACCTGACTATTGGTGCAAGCACGCAGTTTATTAAGAATTTAATAGAAGTCCGTTCGCAATACGAAATGAACGAAAGGGCGTTGGGTATTTTGGTGGATAGCGCAGAGCGTGGCACACAAATATTTAATGAACTTTCGCAAATGTCTCTTGTGTCGCCATATACGCTGATTGAATTATCGGCAGCTGCAAAACAACTTGTAGCGTATGATGTTGCAGCAAAGGATGTTGTAGATACTACGCGAAGGCTGGCAGATATGGCAAGTGCTGTCGGTGTTCCCATTGAACGACTAACATACGCACTCGGCCAAATTAAGGCTTATGGCTATCTCAATTCTCGTGATAATAGGATGTTTGCCAATGCAGGTATTCCACTTGTCAAGCAGTTAGCTGAATACTACACAGAGTTAGAAGGCAAGCTGGTTAGCACCTCAGATGTTTATGACAGAATTAAGAAAAAAGCTGTTAGTTATAATGACGTAATGCAAGTCGTAAACAAGATGACTGACGAGGGCGGTAAGTTTTTTGATTTCCAAGCTAAAATGGCAGAAACCCTAAAGGTTAGACTTGCCAATTTGACTTTGGCTTGGAATAACATGCTTAACGCAATAGGAAAGGATTATCAAGGATTTATACTTGGTGCAATTTCTGGAATCACTAAGCTATTAAAGTGTTGGAGGGAATTTGACAAAGCATTAAAGGCGATGGCTTGGACGTTTGGCATCGTTAAGGCATTCCAAATTGCTCACATTAAAAGAACGGAAAAAATGTCATTGGCTAATGCTGCGTTAGCCGCCTCTGGTACAAAAGTCACACAATATTTGTTATCATTTAAAAACAACGTTACAAAACTAATGTCTTCACCGCTCACATGGTGGAGTTCTTTAGTGTTCTTAGTCGTTTCATTAACACAGGCTTTTGTAAATGCAAGAGCTGCCATTAGAAAGCTCAACAGCGACATACGGGAAGGTGCTAACGAGAACTTTAATAGCATACAAAAGTTTCTTGATGCATCGGCAGAACTCCGTCAGTCCTTTTATAAGAACGAGAGGGCAAAGAGCGACTCAAAAGTAATGAGTGACGGTGAAGCCAAAAAAACGTGGGACAGCCTTAGAGAACAAATCGAGCTTACGTCTGAAAGTAGTGACTATTTTATTGGTCGCTTGCTAAAGATAAATGACATAAACGACAGGGTGCGTGAAGGGTTTTCGTACCTTGAAAAACTACGTGATGTCATGGGGGCTTTGCAAGACATCGATTCAAACACGATAAAAGTTCAGCAAGACTGGTCAAAGTGGTGGAATTTAAACACAGGACTTGATAGCTTGTATGAAAACGTACAACAGATAAATTCTGGTTTATCATACGCGGTCGAGCAGCTTGGTGGCTACCAAAATGTAATGGAAAAAATCAGCTCCATAAAAAATGGCACACCCATAAGTGGAGAAGATTTGTTGACACTTAGCAAATATCTTGATAATCTTGACATTCTTGAAACCAATCTTACCGAAACATCTAATTCAATAGCTACATTTCTTAGCGGGAAAAACCTTGATGCAGAAGGATGGCGGCTTGCGTATGAACAAATAACAAGGAAAATAATAGAAGACGGAAATTTGTCCACAGAAGAGCAGTTCCGCTATCGCCTTGAACAAGAGCGCAACTTTATTAAAATTCGTCACGAAGAATTTAAGAAAGACAGAGAATGGATAAAAAACAACGAACAAGGATTAACAGACGAAGAGGTAAGCGAATCCTTGAAGCGTTCAAGAGCAAACGAAGAGGCTTGGTTTAAATCGTTTGGAGAAAGTAGGGTTCTTGCAGAAGGTTTTTATTCTTGGTTAAAATCGCAGCACAGACATGAGATAGACAATATGTTTGGGCATTTATCGGAAGAAGAACTAAAAACGATTGATAATTCTGTTCCCAAATGGCGTGAATGGGCGTATAAAAACGCGAAAGAATTTTCAGAGAGGTGGAAAGTTTCATTTGATGACTTGTGGAAGCAAATAAATGACACCAACAAAATGGAAATTTTCATTCGTGGTTCTGTGGTGTTTGGGGACAACAAGACGGAATATGACATTCTTACAGAAGCTGACCAAGCAGCCGATGATGCTTGGAAAAAGATGGAACGTCTTGCCAAGCGTAGGGACGAACTATTAAAGAAAGGCTTTAGGGGAGCGGGAAATACCGCAGAAGATAAAGAATACAACAAAACATTATCGGAAATAACAATCGCGCAACAAGACTACAATAAGGCATTGGCTGAAGGTGGTCATTCCAAGAAACAAGATACAAAAAACACTAAAGACCAAAAGAATGCTGAAACGGAACTGCAAAAGGCATTAAAGAATGAGCTATCTCTTATTGACAAGGTAAGGGGCGTATATAAAGACCTTAGAAAAGAGGGTGCTTCGATGCAAGATGCGTTGTCATTTGCAACAAGTGGCTATGACGAGGCGGTGGCAGAAATAAACAAAGTCTTTGCAAAGTTCAGCCTGACACCGCTTGACTTGTCAAAGTATGCAGGCGTTTCCAACCCGCGTGCGTTGCTTGACATGATTCAGCACCAATTGGACGAACTTGAAGCGTCGGGGCGCGTAAAACCAGCCGAGATACAAGCTTTACAATTTAAGATAAAGGATTTGAAGGTGGATGCTGAAAAGTACGACCTTACAAAGATTACTAAAGGCTTAAACAGTGAACTCGACAAGCTAAAAGATGAATACGAACTTGCCGTAGAACTTGATGCGAATCCCGAACTTGGCGACATGTTCTCGAATATGCTTGGCATAGATACAGAAGGATTCCCAAAGACGATAGATGAATACATGCGTCAAGTGCAAGGTGCGTTTGATGAACTTGCCAATGAAAACAACTATGTTATTCCATTGGACGTATTTAAGGCAAGTGAAGAAGATTGGAAGAATTGGGCAGAAACGGTTGGAATGAGCGAAGAAGCACTTAAAGACTTTAATGCAAAATTCCTTAATGCTCGCGAACTTGCAAAGGGGTGGGCAAGGGAAGTCGTAGGCCAAACAAAAGACTTGGAATACAAGCTTGCTGACACGGCTGGAAAGATAGACATTGAAAGCAAAAAGCTTCATGACTTAGAAGCGCAACGCGAAAATGAAACCAATGCCATACGCCGACACTATCTTGACCTTGCGATACAAGACCAAGAACGCGCAATTTCCGAACTTAAAGCGCAAGCTTTATCTTTGTTGCCGGAATACGATAAAGTGTTTGGTGCTGCGGCCGAGCATAGCGCAAGGGTGGCAAGAAGGTTGCAAACAGACTTGAAGAATGTCTATGACAATGCCGTGTTTGATACTGCGAAGAAAGAATATAAAATAACTGGAAAAGACGGTACGACGGTAATTCTTGATGAAGAGCGGTACACAAGAGAACGCAACAAACTAAACAAAGAACTTCAAAAGTCGGCAGATATTTTTGAACGCATAAAAGTTGCATTTAGTGGCGGCGAAGACGGTGAAAAGGACTTCGCTATGGGTCTTGACCTAATTGCGCAAGAAGCACAGAAGGTGGCCGAAGGAATCCGCACAGTAGGCGAAATTGTTGGCTACTTGGGCGGAGAAGCGGCAGAAGGCGCGGTAGAAACGATAAACGACATTGCAACATCTATAGATGGCATGGCAACGGCGGCACAAGGAATTGCGCAAATCCAATCAGGCGACCTTATAGGCGGAACGGTCAACGTTATAAAGGGCACATGGAATGCCATAAGCACTTGGTTTGACAATTCAGACAAGAAGATAACACGCCAAATAAAAGAAAGCGAACGCAACGTCAACAAACTCGAGCGGGCATATTCGCAACTTGAATGGCAAGTAAGCAAGGCGCTTGGTGTCGAAGAAACGAAAACCCGGCGTGCTGCAATAGCAACCAAAGAGGCTATGCTTGCAGAACTTGAACGGCAACTTGTCCTTGAACAATCGCGAAAGGCAAAGAAACGCGACGAAGACACAATTAACGACCTACAAAGCCAAATTGAAAGTTCAAGACGTGAAATTGCCGACTTAAAGGAAGAACTTATTAACAACTTGCTTGGCAGCGACGTGAAAAGTGCGGCGGAGGAATTTGTAGATACATGGGTAGAGGCATGGCGTGCAGGCGAAACAACGCTTGATGCCATCCAAGCCAAGATGGATGACATTACTATGAATCTAATCAAAAAGGCTGTAACCTCTCGTATCGTTGAAGGATTCCTTAGCAACCTATATAGTCAGGTGAATGAATTTTCAAAAGCAGGTTCGGCTGGCGGCGAAGACTTTACAAACGAAGAACTTAAAGCCCTCGCGGTACTTAGTCAAGAACTTGGCGTGAAGATAAACGATGCCCTTGGCGCATTCTACGGAAACCTGGAATCACTCGGTGTTGTATCTAAGACTATCAATGACGGCGAAAAAGGGCTTAGTGCCTTGCAGGCTGGAATAAAGGGCATAACCGAAGAACAAGCTGGAGCGTTGGAAGCCTATTGGAATGCCAATACACAGCAACAATATGTGCATACCGACTTGCTTACGCAGATACGCGATACCATTATTGGCTTTGACATGGACATTCAAGTGGGCACATTGTCCCAAATGCTATTGCAACTACAGCAGAGCTATGCCGTGCAACTTGCCATACGAAACATGCTTGCAGGATGGTCTAACCCCAGTGGCATGGCGGTACGAGTTGAAATGATTTAAAAACAATTCTAAAGTATGAATGAACTTGAAACTTTTTACAAGAATGCACTTATCGGTTCTCTTTGTGAACCATTGTGCGATGAATACAAAGGAAAATGGCGTGCTTGCAACGGGGACAAGGAAAAGTTGATTTCTTTGTCCCTGAGCAAGCAGGCTATCCCTTATTTTGCGACTTATTGCCGCATGGGCAAGGGTGTAAGCAAGGACTATATATTGCGGGAATTCGGCGAATACATCAATGGTTATACGATAGAGAACGCGGACGATATAAAGGGCTATACCTATAGCCTATATGTTGACTATGACCACGACAAAGACCTTGTGGTGGATAAGGACGTAGCGCATATTATGTGGACGGTCGCAAGCGTCGTAATTCCGCAAACAAAGTGCCCAACGATATATGTAAGTAACAGCAGCGACGTGCATATTATTTGCGAAGGATTCAACCATTTCACGCTATACTTATTCGACAATTCGCGCGCTGTCTTAGAAGAACTTGGCGAAGAAAGCTATGTCCTTGCCTATAAGTATGGAAGCAATTGCGAGTTAATCAATGGGCGGTATTGCCTCGGAAATGTTAAAGAACACAATAAAGAACTAAGACTATGAAGCCAGTTTATCAAATAAAAAAAGTGGAAAGCGATGCGTTTCAGAATATAGAAACGCTATTTGACGGGGTACGGATTTTAAAGGTAGATGGCATGCTGGCAAAAGGCAAGCCAGTAAACATCTACAATGAACAATGGATTGACAGCCAAAGCGAAGACTATCTTATAACGACTTTGGATGAGAACGACAATCCTATTGTCATACGCGAAAATGTGGATATAGAAGTCACATTCGCAGTCCGGCAAAAGTATGCAAGTAATACTATAGACGTACAGCAAGTACATGATTCTTTTGTTGACTACATGACTGGAAGCGACGTGTGGATAAAAAGTTCATACATAGGCAATAAATACGCTCATTGCGTTTGCCTTTCGGAATACCAGCCAACTATTATGAAGTTAAACCGTGGTGACAATTCATTCGCAATGGGGACGATTACATTTCATTGCCTTGATGCGCCTAAAAATAATTAGAATTAAAATGCCCCTATACTCTACGTACCGGGGCATTTTTTCAAAGTTGAAAAGTTATGGAAAAAACTAATTTTTGAGAGTTAGAATAGATTATATACTCCTGATGTTGTGGAAAATCTTCTTGTACCAAGGCAGAGCACGAAAGTATTCCGCGTTTGTTTTATAGACAAAATTCTCTTCCTGTAGTCTTTTGTTTGAGTTTTGCAGTTTCTCATTGCTATATTCGAGCGCCGTAATGCGGTCTTTGAGCAACTTGATTTCGGCAACATGGTCTTGAATCTTAGACTTGTAGACGTGTGCCGTTTCTTCTGCCGCCTTTCTTAATTTAGCCGTATATTCTTCCCATTCCGCCTTGTGCTGCTGCATTATATTGCGAAGCTGCATGTTGCGCCCCTTTAGTCCGCCAGCAGACATTTTTAAAGTGGCAATTTCTTTGCTTAGGTTCTTGTTCTCTTCCCTAAGACGGTCCATCAATGCTTGAAGTTCTCTGTTATTCATAATTTTGTAATTTAAAAAGTAAAACAATATATTTATTTAAAAATCGTCCTGCTGGTATTCTTCAACATTTGGCATTCCCATATCGACTTTCTTTGAATCATACATCCTTTTGCGTTCTATTTTGGCCGTGCTTGTCTGATATGCTGCAATGTCAATTGTCTGACCCAATAGCGTATATCCGTCTATATTATTACCTTGATGGTCTTTTGCGTATGGAAGCATAGTCCCTTTTATCTTGACCAGCATTCCAGACGAGAAGTGTTCGGCAATATACTTGCGAAAGTAAGGCTTGAATATGAATGTGTATGTACATACTTCCGGGTTGACAATCGTTCCGTCTTTCTTTTTGTAGCCGACAAGTTTTTCACTGGCAATGACAAAAACCGCATTGTCAGAAAACTTAACACCATCTATATGTCCACAAAAGAGTACGTCCATTTCTTGTTTTACCTTTTCTTCGCGTTCTAAGCGCGTTTTGTGGTCGGCGTGGACAATTATACCATTCAAGGTCTTTTATCGCCCTACGCGGCCTTTAAATGTATTTGTTGGGGCAACAGGACTCGAACCTGTAATATCAGAACCAAAATCTAATGTGTTGCCAATTACACCATGCCCCATTATGCTATGTTACAATTTTCACAAACTTCGCATAGCGAAAATACAAACAATATGATATTATTAACAAAACACCAATGCAAAGGTATGTATATTTTTGGAATATACCAAAGTTTTTTGAAATTATTTTATTCAGTACCGTATATTTTTATTTTTGTACGTACCGTATTCCTGTCGGGAAGCCATGCTTCAAGCTTTTTCTTGTCTTCTTCGGTATCTACATATCCTATGACACGAAGTTCGCATTCCCCCTCTTGTTTTGCGTTGTGCTTCAAAGCGAGAATGAATCCTTCGGATATTGCCTTGTTGTTGTCGAAGGCGATTGTATATCCGTTGAGATACCAGCCGCGGCACAGCTCGCATTCTAAAAGTTCCTGTTCTGTGTTCACTTCGATGAAATCTTCATCAGCGATAGTTGTCTTGCGTATTCTTTTAATTTTCATTGTCCTAAATTATTATAAAATTATTTATAAGCGTTGTAGTAGTAAATATCAAATTTTACATGCCTGAGTGTAGGTCTGCGCCTTAGTACGTATTCGTATATCTTTTTTTCGTCATAGATTGGTTCGTCGCCATCATAGCCAAGTATCATGTCAATGGTTATAGGCATGCGCTCGGTTGCGATAAAGCGTTCTCCGACCATGATGTCAAAGACAAGGCGTTTGGGGCGTATTATTTCCATAGTTGCTTGTCTCTGCCATATTCCATAACAACCTTAGAAGGCTGTATGCCGTTTGCCTTCATTTGCTTGACGCTACGGCGCAACATATCTGCATGTGTCACCAGTAGTTTTCGCTGCGCATATTGCTTCATGTTAAGTCGTTTAAGTGATTCTTGTAAGCGCTTGACTTGTGCCTTTAAGCATTCGTTTTCATACGACATACGTCTGTAGTCCTTAACAATGCAGAATGTGTGATACTCCTCTGGTAGCAGCGGCGGCTCAATATATACATTTCCCTCTTCGTCGTATAACATAATAATAGTTGTATGATTTTGTTAGATATTATTGTTGTTTAACTATTTCTTTCTGTACTTTTCAGTTTCAGCATTTGCATCGTAGCCGAGGACACTATTGCATAGCTGGTCGCAAAGTTCATTGTACTTGTTGCCGCTATGCCCTTTAACCCATTCGTAATCTATGTTGTAGTCATGGTTGGATATTATCCTGTCATAAACTTCAAACAAGTCTTCATTCACGCCATGAGACCACTCACCAGATAAAGTCTTCAAGGCATATTGCGAATCAGATACGACCTTAATGTTGCGAGCACCGTCTGGTAAATGGTAAATTGCCGCTATTATCGCTTTTAACTCAGCACGGTTGTTCGTTTCGTGAACAATTTTCTTTGCCAGTTTCTTGACGTGATTATATTGACCATCGAGCATAACATAGGCAAATGCCCCTTCATCATTCTTTAACGAATAAGCACCATCTGTATAGATAATATAATCATATAACGTAGTCATACCAACCCATCAATTAATTACTTGTTATTTTTAGGTACATACACGATATTATTTCCAACATAGTTATAAACATTCGGATTATGTTTGTAGATTTTGCCGTTGTGTTCAAACAAGAAATGCGTATCGTCACAATAGCTTCGATATGCGCAAACGTCAAAATCTGCCGCATTGTCGCACACCACGTAGTTTGAGAAAGTCCTTTCAATTTCGTGTGCCTTAATCATCTTGGACTTTATCTTCTGAATCTTAGATATGCTACAATTTGCAATGTTCGCCAACCTTCTGTTTGATATGAAAAAGTCAAATCCCCATACGGCCAAACGCCTTACCAGTTTACGTCCTTTCTTGTATTCTTTAAGGCTTTTGGGATTGATTGTCAATGATGATGTTTGCCGTATGTTCTCCACTTTATTTATGTGATTGGCTACAACAGCTCGTCTTAGCATGTCTTTTACGTTGGCAAGGGAAAGGAAGAATCTTAATTCTTTCCCATTCCTTTTCATGTGACGGATTTTGAATTTATATATATTCCCGCCTTCTTTGAAAATCCTCCCAATGTGCATTGTGTCGTTTTCAAAGTACAACATACCATGTTCTTTACAGAAAGAAACTATGCGCTTTAGTCTATCGCTACCCATGTGGGTAATGTCCTTTAGCCTGCGATACGTTGCATGATGAATAGTTGACGCGGTTACATTAAGCTTTACAAGCAGGCAAAATGCAAGTGCCTCAAATTCATCCTTCGAGGTAATTGCTTCTTGTATGTAAGGTATTGACACCTTTATTGTCCTACTTGTGTATAGCATAAAACCGAACCATTGATAAACAAAAAATCCAACTTCGTGGGGGCTGCACTTGGTTGGAATTTTTGCCTATATAGTTCGGCTTATGCCAATACTACTTTTGCTAATAAAATCCGTTACTACAAGTCAGCCCCACTTGTTTCACGATGCAAAGGTAAGCATTTTTTTTAATCCACCAAACAATCTTGCAATTTTATTTTGTCTTCTGTCACAATTTTCTTGCCAACGCGCTTGTAAATAGCGTTTACGTCAGTTGAAAAACCAAGATGCAGGCTATAGAGAAAATCATCAAGCTCTACAAGTGTCTTCTTGCCAACATTGCGGCAGCGCAAAATGTCTTTGGCTTCTAATTGCGCAAGGTCGCCGATGGTTTGCACATCAAGTGAGTTGAGTGCATTCAAGGCACGCACGGAGAGGCTGTTGGTGTGGAAATCTATTTTTGTTTTCAATAGATTTACAAGTTTGAGGTCATCAGATGTTGCATCAATGTTTTGTTCGGTAGTCGCCAATAGTTCCCACTTTGAGAGTTGCCCGTTGGCATGTTCAAGTTCCTGTGTTAGTGCTATATTTGAACTCTTTAGGAGCGCGTTTTCTTCCGTCAGTCGTTTGTTCTCTTCCAATATGCTCCCGAATCCCTTTGCCTGCAACATCTGGCGGCAAGCCTTTGATATTATCTGTCTGATGCGTTCACGAGACAAGCCGTACTTGTCAGCCATATATTCAATACTGTCTCCGTTTATAAAGTCTAACAAAAAGATACGTTCGCGCTCTTTTAGCGTCGCAGCAAGAAATTTTACTACAGACATAGCAAGTCCTTGAAACTCGCTAATGCGTACGTCTTGCAGTTTCAGTAGGTCAGCCATCCGTTTCTTGAAAGTAAACTCCCGTTCCTCTGCTTCAATCTCTTTGCGCAATTCACTTATTCGCTTCTTGCTTTGTTCGATAGCCTGTGCATCATCTATCAATTCAACAATAGTGTTTTTGTCAACTGCTGCAAACGTCGCCTTTCCTCTTTTTAGTTCGTGACGTTTTATAAAACCTTTTTCACACCAGTTAAGGACTGTCTGATGAGAGCAGCCAAGAATCTCAGCTGCCTCGTAAACTGAAATTAATTTTTCCATAATTGTTCATTGTTTGTTATTTGTTTGATTGTTTTTTGTATTCTTCGCGCTTCAAATCCCAATCTGGTAGCCACTCCGAAAGTGTTGCAACGTCTTGTGTATTATATATTATTGCAAGCACCCACCATTCTGCACCTTCTTCGTTTTTTGCTTGCTTGATTGCCATTATATATCCACGATTAGTTTCTTTTGAAAAACAAATTTCATAGCCATAATCAATGCTATACTTACACAAGTCGCTTGCTAATAGTTCTTCTTTGCTATTTACTTCGTAGTAAACATCTTCAAATCCGCTAAAGAAGTTTGGTCTGTATTTCTTTATTTCCATAGCCTTGTTATTTGTTATTTTGTTCTCTTAGGTAATCAACTATTTCTGCCATCTTGTCAAAAGACAACCATATTGAATAATAGTCATCTTCCATATAAAGGATAAGAGTTTTACCATCATCCGTAATTTCACCATATTCAATGAATTTGTCTAATACAAAATTCTTTTGTTCTTTCGTTTTCGCTTCTAACATACACCTTTTATTTCACCTCCGTTATTATTATGGTTCAATTTTTAAACTCGGACGAAAAAATTCTTCGTCTTGTTCTTCAATTTTGCGACGGAACTCGTCGTTTATTGAATTTACAATGGCTGTTTGTAAATCTTTTCCGTATTCCCTAAAAGTTCTTGATGCAAGAAGTTGCTTGTATATGTATTCTCTTCTTGCTTCTAACAACTCCTTTTTCTTGCTTTCATAGTCAGAGAGAACTTCGTTCATCTCTTTCAAGTAGTTATTCGCCCAAATTCTCTGTTCGTCAGTCCAATAATAATCTTCTGAATGTCTCATAGTCTATCTATTTAACCTCCATTATTATGTTTTTTCTTCAAACATTATACATTTACCTCTAATCCCCTTTTTGGTTGGCATTTCTACTTCGCATTGCCACATATAAGGGCCAGAAAACGGGTCAACCCAAATATCGGTACAGTGTTTACAGAAAAAACATCCACGAGGATGAGCATCACAAGTATATACGTCGCACTCGTATTTTTTTGTAAAAGACTTTATTTTAGCGTTATAGTGTGGTTTCTCCATTGAAGCCAATTTCTTCATAAATTCACCCCAATAATCTTCTACGTTAGCGGTAAAATCTTTGAATTGCTCTTTTTCTTTATTAGTAAGTTCTTTCATATTACTTCTTGTATTACGTTTCTATACTCTACAAAACAGCACTCGCAACTTTCCACCACGAAAACATTAGTCAAACAAAGTTTTCTGATTTACTTCAAATTCGATTGCCTTGCAGTTCTTGACCGCTTCTGTGAAATAACTATCTTTTAACTCAAATCCGATTCCGTAACGTTTCAACTTGATAGCCTCATAAACTTCGCTTCCAATGCCCATGAAAGGTGTAAGCACGGTGTCACCTTCATTAGACCAAAGACAAATTGCACGTTCGATGGTATCGAGTTGCAGGGGGCAAATATGCTTCTCGTCATTTGAATCACGACCGCTTTGTGCGTTAAGTGTGTTTCCGTAGTCTATATCCATCCAAACTGGTGATGCCCACTTTTGCCACGTATCAACGCTTATATCGCAGTGTACTGGGTGTTGGTGTTCACCACCTTTGCGGAACACCATGAGGTAGTCGGGAATACCAACACGGCTCATGCTTGCGTCCTTTTTTACCTGCTTATGCAATAATCCAAGTGCCTTTGTTCGCTGCATTTCCGTTACAGGGTTCTTCCAAATTGTCACACGGCTATGATAAACAAAACCGACTTCTTCAAAACATTTAAGAATCATACCGCTAAAATCACGCAATCCGATATATCCCTCTTTACCTTTCTGAATGGGTAAATCCATGCAATGAACAGCCACATTACGACCATCCAACATTACACGGTACAATTCCTTAACTAAGAATTTGAAAGCCTTAAAGAACTCGTTATAGTCCTTTGAGTTTCCCATATCTTCCAACTTGTCAGAGTATGTATATAGTTCCGCAAATGGAGGTGAAAAGATAGAGAACCCTATACTATTGTCTGGCACGTTCTGAATAAGTTGAACACAATCTCCTAACTGAATATCGCATTTGTCTGTTTTGTATTGTTTCGCTGTTTCCATTTTCCTTAAATATATTTGATTTTTAATATTTCTATTTGTTGCTTCCGTCATTGCACTCTGCATATCCTTGAAAGCCTTTTGCTTTTTCTCAAAACTATCTTTTACGTTTTGCATCGTGTCAGTGGTGATTAGGTAGATGTTCACCTGCTCAGTCTGTCCGAAGCGGTAACTGCGGCGGATGCCTTGATATGTGGCTTCAAAAGAGAAATCAAGTGATGCGTAAATCTGATTATGACAGTTTTGATAGTTAAGACCAAATTGTGCAATCTTTAGTTTTGTAATCAATATGCGATATTCTCCACGACCAAAACCAAGCAAGGTGTCTTTCTTGTATTTCTTGTTATCACTACCTTTTACTTCAATAGCAGCAGGCAATAACTTTCTTAGATACTTACCTTCATCATCATGTCCAATCCAAATGATAAAGTTTTCGTTAGGGTGACTATTGACTATTTCAACCACTTTGTTAAGACGTATTTCGTATGTCTCACGCAATTCTTTATGAAAGTCCGTAGCATTAACCGCTGTTGAGTTGAATAACATACCATTGTCACGCTTTGGCGTTTCAACAATTTCTTCTATCAAATTCAATTGTGGAAGTTTATATCCGTCATCATTAAACCCGATGTCAGATGGTTTGTTGAGCATTACAGCCCAAGTAGAAACAAAATCCCAGAACGCTTGCTTCGCATGACCTTTCAAACGCCAATCACTTGTTGAACCTCCGTCATGTACAAAGTACATCGCAAGCATTTCATTTCGGTTCATTACATCAAGAAACTCAGAATGATTACAAATCTCAGTTGTATCATTTGGGCTTGGTGTAGCAGTACAAGCCAATTTATAAGGTGTGTGGCGGAAATCTTCGATAATCTTAGTCCTTGTCTTACCTTGGAAATTCTTTAGAATAGAACTTTCGTCAAGTACAACACCACCAAAAGGCTTTACATAGACATTCTCTAAGTTGTCATAGTTTGTGATGTATATAAGGTTCTTAAATTCTGTTTGTCCATCTAAGATTTCAACCACGTTGTAACCAAACTTAACACCCTCATCTATCGTTTGTGATACAACCGCCAAAGGTGCAAGAATGAGTACAGGCATATTTGTATGGTCAATAACTTTCTGTGCCCATTCCAACTGCTGAACCGTTTTGCCAAGTCCACAATCTTCAAACATAGCAAACTTACCTGCCGCCAAAGCGCGCTTAACGCAATACTTTTGGAATTCAAACAAAAGCGGATTTAAGTCTTTATCATTAACCGAAAATCCGCTTTCAATGCGTGACTGCTTTTTCTTTTCAAGAAACGCATTGTACTCTTGTAATTCTTTCGATGTCATAATTTTCTTTTGTTTCGTGAATAAAGTGTATTTTATTCAAAGTAAAGTCTTGCATTCATATTCGTCGCTACAAATATCTTTCCTATGCCAAATGTTTCGGCGGCAACCTTTTCAAGAAAAGCCCCTTTGCTGTTTTCAGAGCCACCGAGCATATATATCTTGTCGCATCTTGATAAAAGCCACAAGTCGTAAATTAACGTCAGTTTGTAGCCAAGCAATTTGTAAATCCAGAGAAACCTGCAAGGCAAAGCCTTTGTTGGGTTACATACATCATAACCAAGTTGACGCAAATGCTTTTCTGCGTCAGCAAATTGTGTCAAATACTCTTTGCGGTCACGTCCTGATATTGCACCGCTCAGATAAACTTTTTCTTTTTTCATAACTCTTATTGTTTTCGTGAAATAATTTTGATACCTTTGTACGTTAGATACCCTGCAATGATGATGTTTGCAAGGCATATTATGTAAATGTAAGTCGGTTCAAGTTCAAAGTCGAAGTAGGATTTTTCCGCAAGGTTGATTTTAATCCTTAAACTTAATCCCAAAGTAGTCCTCAAGGAATTGCTTACAGTCTACCTTGTCGCCAAACAGGTTGTCGCCACCAAAGTTTTGTTTAAACTCTTCGTCGTTTTTGCAAAACAACTCACGACAAAACCATTCATAGGCATTGTTGTATTTCTTTGTGCGAATATCTTCTGGGTGCTTATCTAAATAATACCCCCCCCCTCGAACGTACAGTTTGACCATATTGGGATGTTCCTTGAATTGGTCTATTCTCTTTTTGGGAGAAGAAAGAGGGCATCCGACACATCCAAGACGACGCTCGGTATGAAAAAGTCCATTCTCGTCGTAGTAAACAGGAGCACATTTAATGCCACGTTCTTCTATAAACTCACGAACGTCATCATCACTCCATTCAAGTATAGGCATGTATTGTCTTACCTTTTGCGTTTTAGAGTACACACGGCACTGCTCTGGCTCTTTGTAACGCTTTGAACGCTTTATGCTTTCACTCCTGCGTATTCCGACAATGGCGTAGTCAAGAACCTTGTATTCCTTTAACTGCGAACAGCAATGACGATAAAACATATTTGGATAACCATTCATAGAAAGTAATTCAAGAAAAGAATGTTTCGGTCTTATAATCTCAGCACCCATATCCTGTGCGTGCTTAATTGTACCAGCAGGGTCAATGGTCGTGTTCTTGTATATCGCACGATATGGCACGCCCGACATCTTCGTGAGTTCCAAGATAACATCACTGTCTTTGCCTCCGCTGTAAGCAACTTCAATTTCTTTGCAACCATTTGTAGCAGCAATCTTACTTGCCGATTGGATAAGTTTTATAGCCCTATCAACTTTCTTTTGTAATTGTTCTGTCATTTTGATAATAATATTTTTAATCCCTTGGATACAAGTAATACACCTATTGTAGAATTTGCAATTAGCACAACGGCAAAATATGTTTCATCTATAGTATGTTCAAGAAAGAAATCTTTTTGCAATAATACAAGTGATAAAAACACTATACAAGCGCGATTCCATGCACAAGCCTCAACACCAATCGACAAGACAAATAAAGCGAATACCCAAGCAATACTAAGTTTGAAATAGTCACCAATAAACCAAGAAATCGGTTTGTAATATACAATTTCTCCGTTATATTCAGCATATTGTTCTGTAAGTAAAGAATATAGTGCTTCGATGTTTGATAGCGTAACTATAGCCACAATTGCGAAAGGCGCATACTTTCCTATCCAAATGATACCACGCCTTGCAGACATAGTAATCCCGTTTGCACTCATCTTGATTTGCGCTTTATTTTGATACGCATATTAAGTCCGTTGTCATTCATTATAAATGGTGCTTTCTTTAGTTTCGTTATGCCAATCGTGTCTCGACTTGCTACCCGCGTCTTGTCATTCTTGTGGATTATCTGCGCCCGGGACGAAATCTTAATCCTTCCTTTGCGTTTCTTTTTCGGCTTTCCCATAGTCGTTTATTAAGCAACAAATATTACTTTGTTTGTTTTATGGGTTCATACGCATCGCATTGTTCAATCGTATATCCATGAAAGCCTTTTGCATTACAATGGACTCCACCATTTGCGAAAAAGCTGTGCTTGCAGTTCATACACTTCATTTGTTTCGTACTTTACTAAATGAATTATTTATTTAAAAACAGTGTCTTCTCTAAATTCGTGGCGTTCGCACTTAGGATGATAAGGGTCGTTGATGATACCAAATCTCTTACATTCGTCTGCGTGCTTGCAAGCCACACAAGTTGTCTGCATCCAGTTAACGGCTCGGTCGATGTCTTTTTTGGATATTCCTTTTTGCTTCAAAAACTTTCTTACGTCATTGATTAAGTTTGCCATATTTTTCTAATATTTTTTCCTTTGTCTCTTTTATCGCGTTTTCCCATGCCTGCTTTGCTTTACGCAACACCTCCATTTCTTCATTAGAAGCCCGTGTACAGCCTTTTACCCACGAAGCAAGGTTAGGTATAGTTTGATTAAATTCGTGCGCCCATAGGCAATATTCTTCCCATTCTTCCAATGTTTTTTCTTGTACGTCGTTGTCAACGATATATATCACGTCAGAAAGGTTTAGGAAATGATAATCGCCATAGGCATATATGCCCGTCGTGTCATCAGCAACCCAATACCCATAGCGTTCGTCCCAATCGTACATCTTCAACAAGGCGGCAACATAGTCTGCCACCACCTTGTCAAAGCGTTTGCGAATATTCGTTTTTTTATTCATTCCTATTCTTCGGATTCCATTCGTGACAACACAAGTATACCCTTCATGCTCCCTCGTTCAAATTCCTTCGTCTGATACATTCCTCTTGCTATACGGTTTCGTATGGTTTGCGCTGTTACGCCTTCACGCTTTGCGAGGGAACTTACACTTATCCATTCTTCTTTCGTCATGTTTCTAATATTTATGTTTATTTTCCTGTGCTTCCGTAGCCATTCTCGCCACGTTCGCTTTCATCAAGTTCGTCAACCTCTATAAATTCCAACTTTTCCGTTGCGCCAAGTTTGATTTGCCCAATTCTGTCGCCAACTTCATATTTTGGCATGTTGGGCATTATATGGTAGAATACCGCAGAAACTTCTCCACGGAACAACTCGTCTATTGTGCCTATGCAATTCGATAAAATCATGCCCGTCTTCCAAATGCTTGAACGCGGCCGGAAATCAAGAGAGAAAATCACACCATCGTCAAAGCAGCCCTCTGTGTCTATTTCAAAAGCAAGACCAAGCCCATACTTGTACACATTCGGAGCTATCTGCTCGCATGACGTTGCAACGCAATCGTAGCAAAAATCCTTTTCGTAGGTCTTTGCAGGCAAGACTGCTTTTTCATTTGTTTTCTTAACCTTGACTATCATCTGCTTGTGCCTCCATCACTTGTTCTGATTCTTGTTCTTGTATAGCTTCTATTTCCGCCTTCATCCGCTCTTCGTCACTCATGGCATGAAGCAATACGACATCTTCATTTTCATTAACTTTTACGAAGTCCTTTAGCCGTTCCACGAAAAGGTCAACAAATTGCCCGCGCGTCATATCTTCCTTGTGTTCGTCAAGAATAATGCTGTTTTGGGCAAGCGTATTGGCATACTTGAATAGTACAAGCCAAGAACTGACTTCATTTTCAGCAATGCTGTATAGCCCGTCAAAGATAACCATCAACCACCATTCGTAGTACACGCAGATGTTGTATTCGCTATTATCTTCTTTCGCCTTTAACACGTCAAGCATTTTGGCAAAGGAATATCCATCGTCTGTCTTCGGCGCGTTTTCGTTGGCAATCTCAATCACGCGCTTTGTGTATAGGTAAGGACGCGACACGCCAGTATTCGTGAAGCTGTTAAATACATGCCGATGATACCCGGTCTCGATAATGGCATAGTCTTCCGTTACGGTTAGCCGAAGACCCTTGTCCAAAAAGAATACGCCAATCGTATCTTTCGTGCGGTCAATATGCAGTACCGCGCGTTCAATACGCTTTGTCAATTGCGCATTTGTTACTTTAGTTTTCTTCTCCATTGTTGTAATCGTATGTTTATCGTTTCGTTCTGTTTTGTTGTTCGCTATATATAGAATAAAGCCTGAGTTTGAGCGACGTTTCGCTCTGAGGCAACTTACCCTTAATGTGGTTCATTGAATTATACCTCCTGAGCCACGCCTGCGCTTCCTCTACGTTTGTAATTTCGGGATATATCCATTCGGGCAATTGGTTCATCGGATTTTCCTCCTTCGTTCCTTCTTCTTCTAATTCCTTGGCTTCGTCGAGAACCTCTTTTGCCTTGGCCTTAGACCTTTCGTCCAAGTCCATATCGTCAATATTCTCATCCATGTAAGACGGCACTACATATATGTCCTGTATGCCGACATATTGGCGAATACCGAAGACCTTCTTTATTCTTGGTTCGTGGTCGTTCTGTGCGTCAAACGTAGCAATGGCATATCCAAGCCCGCCGTCCGCGTATTCAAGAACTGCGACACCATCTAAGAATGAAGACGCGCCATCCCATTTCTTTTTCGGAATGCTTGGAAGATTCAGCCAAGCAACAACTTCTTTTTCGTTATCTATCATTGTTTTGTTGTTTAATAATAATAATTCGCGTGCAAATATACATAAAAATTTTATATATGCCAAATTCGCACACAAAAAAATTGTTATTCGACTATAATAAAGTCATTGAAGAACCCCGGTCGTTCTGTCTTGGCCGCTTTAAGGCATTCTTCTATATATTCGCCATCACCGAAAGCGTGCCCAATCTTGTCTACTACGGCCAAGATATTAGGAGTGTTCAAGTCTATGGATTTACCTTGGTATATTGTATCGACAGCAAGTTCCCACGAATTAAACACGTCACACAGGTCAAATTCTCCCCATTGATATAGTATGTGTTTGGGAAGATGCCATTTATCCCGGCCTTCGTCTATGACGCTGTCATATTGCTGCTTGGCAAGGAAAAGCATGATTCGGGCGCTTTCTATGTCCGCCATTGCATTCGCCTTCGGATGTCTTGCCTTGTCAAGTTCCTGCTTGACATTAAAGCGCAACATGGTCATAAGGTTTTCTGACAGGTCTATTGCCAAGTCTGAATATGCGTCGTAGAAGCGATAGTCTTTCATTGCGGCCATTACACGGGCTTTCTTTATGTCTGCCCGCCGTATGGCTTCATTCGCATATTTCTTGGCTTCGCGCTTGAACATGTCTTTGTCTTCACGCAATGCAAGATGTCCTATGTATAGCATGTGAATAGCTACGGTGAATGACAGCGAAACGCCAAATTCTACGACGCGTGCCATCCACCGCAACCCTTCCAATTGTGCCTTAGTCTGATACACAAAATGCTTCATCCTTCCGCTTCTGTCTCTGTCATAAAGCCTTGGAACTTCCCTTGAATCTCTTGTGCCTTTTGTGCGTCGAATATGGCCTGTTCGTCGTTGTCAATGTAATCATACTTGTTTTCTTCCCTCATGATGCTTTGGTCTGCACGAATAGCATCTGCGAGTTCAACCGACAACACGCCATTCTTGCTAAGATTCAGCTTTATGACGGTCTTCATTGCCATCGCGTCAAAATCCGTAGTCCACTTGCTTTGCTCCTTAATGTAGCCTATCGTGGACTTGTATGTCTGTGAATATCGCATTGCATGGGCTTCCATTTCGTCCCGGCTCATGTAGTACGTGCTCTCGAAGCCGTTGAGCAGCTTGAAGTAGTTTACATATCCTATGACAGGTGTCTGCAAGCGTTTGGCATCATCTTCGATAAAATCAAAGTCAATCTCTCCCGTCAGGCGGTTGCGGCGTTTCAACTCGCCCTCGCGCACCTCCGTGGTGTTAATCGTCTTATACTGACCAGTACGCAACGCGAGCTGCTGGAATCCCTTGTACCCGAGCTGGAACTGCGCCTCCGTCACACCACGTTTTTTATTCTTGAACGGGATTACGTGTGCCATGCCAAGCGAAGGTTCTATTGGCAGGTTTAAAGCGGTAGCCTTTAGTGCCGCAAACATAAGTGTGTATGGCTCGCATTCTTGCAGTTCGGCCTTATTGGCAACTAAGGCCGTAAGGTTGTTCACAAATTGTCCCTTGCGTTCGTGCAATAGTTCGTCTAGATACTTCTGCGTCGCCGGATTGGTAATCGTTTGATTGAATGTTTTTAGACTATAAGTAGTAGCCTTTTGAATTTCGTTTGCCATAACTATTTTCTTTTTATTTGTTTAACTTTAGTATTTCTGGTTCATTGCCATGCAGGCGGCAATATCTGCGGTACGAATCAAGTAACTTGGCTAATGTCTTTTTTCCGCTTGGCTTGGAAATAGACTTAATGTATTGAACTATTTCTGCGCCGCTCATTCCTTTTAATTTTTCGTCATAGGAAATTACGTGGATTAGCCTACTAACGTCCGTGTCGCGCCAACTGCCATCGAACCTATATTGAATGTAATCATATAGCTTCATGCCTGCCTATTTTGTTTTTATCTGAACGTAGCCTTTGCGGTTCACGACTTTTTTGTGTGATTCCTGTAGTGCCTTCGCAATGCGGGGATGCTTCGCAGCAATTTCAGTTTCAAAAATAGACTTGTAGTCAACGCTGACGGTAGAAGTCGGCTGCACTACCGTAAACGAGAAATCATCGCATGATACCTTCTTGATTCCCTTCTCTGTAAGGAAGTCGTACAGTCTACGTTTGAATGTTTCCACCTTTTCTTCACGCTCTTTGATTTCACGCAACACATTGGCGATTCCAGAGAACTGCGAATAGACTTCGGCCGGAAGGTATTGAGCGTCAATCTCGTCATCTTCTGAGTAAAAGTCAAAGCCGGGCAAGAAGCTATCCACGATGTCCATAGCCTTGATGAGGTCGTAGCTTTGGGTCGAGAACCTGCATTCCTTTATTGTCAGGCGGCTGGGGTCTAACTCGGGCAAGGGCTGTGTCAAGTCCAATCCGTTCGTATCGTAGTGTGCAAGCATGACCTTTACTTTCCAAGCACCACACTTAGAGCCTTTCATCGACATAGCGCGTTCCTTGGCCATAAGTATATGGTGCATAAGCTGGGCCTTATACGTGTCACATACGTCTTTTATATTTAGCTTACTTGCCTTGACTTCCCATACGTATATGGTTTCTTTTTCGGCATCTTCCAAGACAATATCCGGGTGGTCAATACACCTGACATTTGGCCTTGAATACTTCTTGCTTTCCCAGCGCGGATTGCTTTGGTACTTGTCGTTGTCATGCGATATGTATTTGAATATTTCCTGTTCAAACCCATCGCCTGCCATCATTGCCGGTGTGTGGATTTCCTTTTGTGCGGCTAACCCCTTAACAATAGCCAATCGCTTGTATGCCGACTTTGGCACTGCGCCGAGCAATGCTATCTGCTGTAGCATCTTTGCGTCACTACTACCCAAGCACCCTTTTCGCGTGCTTATAACATCATCCTTGTATTCTTCCATTGTTTTTAAAATTTAACTTATTTGATTATGTCTTTATCACGTATACCTTGTCGGCAAAGACGGCATTCTGAACAATCACCGACCCTTTTATCTCATCGCGCCAGCTTCCTAAGCTACCGAAGACGATTACAGGTGTTCCTTCGTGAACCTTTAGCCCTTTAAGGTAGTTGATTACCACTTCACGGAAACACAAGACATGTATCACGTTCTTGAACGAAGTCTTTGTTTCAATTTCGACTGCAAAGGCAATATACCTTCTACCCTGTTTGGACTTTCCTTCCTTGAAGGTTTGTCCGATTCGTCCAACTAATGTCGTATCATTCTTTTGCATGTGGCTCTATTCATTTGCGGTACAAAGGTACAAAATATTTTGCAATATCACAAATATATTAACCTTATTTAAGAAATTATCGTGCCATTCGTATGCTTGTTTTGTATGATATACTATCCACTTTGTGTTGTGCCGATACTATTTGTCGCTTCATGTTCATATACGTTCCCAGCCATCCGTAAGACATAGCTGCAAACAGGATGAATATTATGGCAAAGGCTATTGGCTCTCGCACGGAGAAATCCCGTATCTTGCTCCACACAAAATATATAGGGCTGGCGATTGCGGACGCAAACACATTGGCGCATAGGTATATTGCCCGGCCTATTTCCTTGCAAGCCACGACAGCTTCACTTGCCCATTCGTTGAAAGATGTATATATTTTCATTGCTTTTCTTTTTGTGTTTGATTGATACAATGTTCAGCTTCTTCCGAGTTTTCAAATGCAGGCTCTACCAACCTGTCATTTATCCATTCCAGCAACTCGGCATACGCTTCACACCTATACTTTGCTTCTGTAGACGCATGATAACGCCATTCGTCTAATCGTCTTTTTATTTCTGCTGTAATACGTTCTTTATCTAAGTTCGCTTCTTTTACTTCAAGGGTGTTGAGAAAAGAAAGAATACTTTTTGCTTCATCTTTTCTTCCTTCTTCATAACCAACAATAGGGTCATATAAATTTAGACGTCTTTTTATCTCCGCTACTAAAGCGTCTTTGTCTATCATTTTCATAGGCAGTCGTTCTCTAATTATCTCTTTTAATCCTTTTAATTATATAGTAAATCCATTCTGCTATTTGTTTCGCTATAAATAACAGACCACCTGCGGCCAACCATGCAATAGTCCACTCTTGTGATTCTGTCATATCTTATTCTTCCATATATTTTTTAAAATCTTCAACAAGATGCTTTGTTGCCATAGGATAGTCAATGCTATCATGTTCTATCCTATCTTTCAGAAACTCGCAAGCCTTCTCTATAAAGGAATCTGTACGAGTATATTCAATATCTTCATCGTTATTCCTACAATAACTGATTAACCCGTTATGTTGAATAAGATACAATCTCTCTGGTGCGTTTGCTTTCATAACTATAATATTATTTCTTTGTTAATTCCACATAATCTTAGGGCGTGCTGGAGTTGATGGACAAACATACAAGGTAAATGCTCAACAAAAACAAGTTCCGAATCAATATAAACAAAAGGTTCTTTGTGGTACGATGTCCACTTTCCTTGTGGAAACGCAAAACCTATTTTTAGTTTGTCATCTTCATTTATATATTCATAATAGGGATAAGGATATACGTATTTATTAGCCACAAATCCATTCTTTTCAAGTATTTCTGCTGTAAGAGGTATAGGTTCAATCCAACTAAAATCATCTCCATCCTGCCAATCTAATTCATCAGGGAAAGGTTTAAGAGCCTCACAGATGACATCTCCATAATGGTTAATGTCAGTAACCTTGCAAGGAATTTTGTATGTAGCTTCGCCAACTATATCAGTTTCAATGCAACCGACAACAATGTCACCAATCATCAAAACCTTTCCATCTTTAATTTCGTTTGCTTTCATAACTTTGTTATTTAGTAAGTTCTTTATATAATTTAAACAGGTCTTCCTCGGAATACTTATCCCAAAGATGGTAGTTAGGGTATTGCCACTCAAATCTATCTTCAAATCCTCCAGTGTAGCATCCTAACCCCATATCCTCTACAATTCCCATCTTATCGTAACTTGGCTCTATGCCTCTGAGTAGATGAATAATGTCCTTTTTTGATAGTTCTACTTGCATAAGTCTATTCTATTCTATTAGCTTCTTTAAATCATTATACAATGAACGTATATCATCTTGCCTATCACAATAGGTACAAAGACTGTTAGCGTAATAATCAAGTGCTTCCATCTGCTCTTCACTCGGTTTCCATGTGTTATGAGGTCTGATGGAATTGAGCCATCTTATGTCCTCTTCAATAGGGAACATTGTTTCTGTGTCTTTTATTCTTTCCTTATCACTCATGAAAGCAATAATATGATTTATTCTTCTCTCATCTTCTTCACTCCACTGTTTCTGTGGTTGAGGTTGTACTCTGTCTTTGAGTGATTTGAGCCAATCAATACCACATTTACAATCTTCCGCATAACACGTTTCTTTGAATGTGGACAACCATCCTTCAAGAATACCAACAACTCGTTTTCTTTCCCTTTCATCCTCTTCGATCCACTCTTGTTTTGGCTGTACACGGTCTTTGAGGGATTTGAGCCAAGCTATATCCTTTTCCAATTCTTGTAAGCTATTTAACCCAAACATCAAAAGGTACTTTTTATCATCCTTGATATATAACAAATGAAGTATGTGTGTCAACCTACTTTCATCCTGTCCACTCCACTCAGTAGGTACATTCGTTCCAATGTTTGAAGAACTGGAAAGAACTGGAGAGTTTATTTTCTTCAACTCAATTTTATCAGTAGGCTTTGGCTCACTTTGCTTTTCAAGTACATCAATAATATGTTTTACAGGCATAGACCACTTATCAGTTCCCCAAGTAGCATTTTTATTGTCCTCATAAAACCACTTCATACCGTTGATAATACATTTAATTACATCATTTTTTTCGGAAGCACACTGAGAATGTTGCATATTGCAGTTATTCCAACCGTCATAATAAGCCTTACGATATTCTTCTGAACAACCAGATAAGTCTACTTTGTGATGACACCAATTAGGTTCGTTACCTTGCTTTTCAAGCCAAGCAATACATTCGTTTGTCAAATCACAGTCGTAATATCCTTCTCCTTTAAGTGCTGCTATTATGTTTCTCCTTATCTTCTCATCCTCGGATTCTTTGAGCTCGGGGCGTATTTCTTCGAGCACAGCCTTTGTGCTATCAGTTTGTGCGTTCAAGTAAGCCTTTTCTATCTTGCCTACAAGTGCCTTGTATTTCTTTTCGTAGTCCATAATCATAACATTTTAAGTTCATGGAGTTAATCTCTACCCCATAAAGGATATTTACATCCGTCCTTTGCTTCTGCCATAGAACGAATAATTTCATTACCTCTATGAATACCATATTCACCTCGTAATTTAGCACCCATTTCTCTGTTAATCTTTTCTAATGAATTTTTCATAATTACAATAAATTTCGTTCATGTAATTTCAAAATCATAGCCACACAAGCATCAACCTCGTTATCGGCTTCAACTTCCATATGATTTGAAATTTGAAACCCTAGTGTTAATCTGTCATCATAAGAATGCCTATACACTCCATAAGAACACGGAATAACATTAAGCAAAGCAGCAAGACTCCAAGCAGGAATTTCTTGTGACAACAAAGGATTTCCGCGTTTAAATTCAATAGGTAAAGCACCTTGATATTTTAAATCAATTCTGTTGGGATAATACATATCGGCACTTTCAAGTGGCAAGAACTCTGCCAATTTGCGGCTTTGCTCTAAGTCTGTGTATGATTTAATTTTTTCCATAACCTTTTAACTTAAATAATTTGTGTTTAGTTATTTCATCATCTGCTTTATAACCTCTGTCTTCTTGTGACTTAAAGCAATACCACATACATATTTGATATGCAACAGAGCCTTCCTTCGGTTGGAACTTGTTTGTCTTTCTGTATTTGGTTAGACCATAATTCCACCTATCTGAAAATGCTGCCTTTTTAATCTTTCTTGGCAGTTTTGGTTTAATTATTGCCATAATTTATTTTTAATTTAGTTAGCAATTCTTCAAGTTCCTTTTGCCTACGTTCTTTACAGAAACGGCAGTTATTTTTGTGGATAGGTAAATAACAACCGCCATCCATATACGAAGATATATGAACCATAAAATATTCGCAAGAATCAATCTCTTTCAATATATAGCCATCAACAGCCATTTTCTTTCTCGTTTCTTCTTTTGTATACATACACCCAGCCATCACCAATGCTGTAAGTGCTAATAATATAAGTTTCTTCATTGTTCCCATAGTCATTTATGTTCAAAATATTCACATGCCTTTTTATTATAAGGTGTTACTACATAGTTTCTTACGACCTTTTTGCCATAGGTTCTTGCCATACATTTGTAACATACAAGCCATTCACCATGAAAGACCTCTTGACAATGCTTGCGATTTCTACACCTCTTGGCGTTTTTCATTTCTTCTGCTTTCTGCTCTTTAGCTAATTCAACCCTGCGCTTTAACTCTGCTCTGAGTTCTTCTATAGTATAATCCTTTAGTTCCATTTTTAATTAAATATTTGAAATGATTTAAGTCGTTTTGTGTCTACCAAACTTCAACATGCATGATGGCCTATAAAGTGGGCTTAGTCCTCCCACTCTATTTTAATTGTATCAACTCTATTCTTAGAGGAAATAGAATTTTTTATAGCTTTTTCTTTGTTTTGGTGTATCAGGCAACCAGGTACTGTTATTCCATCAGAGCCACGATATAAGTTTATCCAACCTTCATTCTTCTCTGTAGCAAGAACCAAATCAAAATCACTGTCACGGTAACTATAAAATTCACCTTCTGCTGTGTAACTTGCTGGTATTTCTTCATCAACAGAAGAGAAAGAAGAGATAAGAGCAACAATAGGAAAGGTTTCATTGCAAGCGTCAAAGCAAATAATACGGGCGGGTAAACCTGCTCTGGTGCAAACTTTGTGTCCTTTCTTTGCTTCTTCCAAGTTAAACTGTTTCATAATAATGTTGATAAATTTAAATGGTGGCGGCGCTACCATACACCGCCACCGTGTTCGCAATGTTTCAGGGCTTCAATTCGTCTGTGGCCTCCATGTCTCCGATAAGATACGCCTTTATTGCGTACAGCCTTTGCAGAACGGCATCCTGCTCTTCCTGTGCGCCTATCACGTCTGACAACTTTTGCACCCATTCATTGATGTCCGTAGTCTCTGGTAGAGATTCTACGACCTCGGCCTTTTGGTTCTCCAACTCGTCCATGCTGTCTTTCGCATTGTCGATTGCTGTGTCTATGCAACGCATGACGCGGTTTACCTTACGTTCTCTTTTGACTGCCTCAACGGCTTTTTCAAATCCCGAATAAATTCTTTTCATACTACTTTGTTTTAAATTAGTTATTAAAATTGAGCTTAATGCGGCTCTTTGTCTTTACTACGATTTCAAACTTCTTTTCAGCTTTTTTCTTTGGTTCAAACATGGATGAGGCCCAACGATAGCCTGTCGCTCCTCCACGAAGGTAATATACCCAACCATCATCTTTACGCATACATGGCTCGCTGGCCGATGGTCTTAAGTCTGCGATTTCAAAAGATTGCCCAACGAACCGTTGCATTTCGTCCGTAAATTGAAAACGATAGTCGGACTTGTTGCCTTCTCTTTTGGCAATTTTTACAATATCGCCTTTTTTGTATAATGGTTCCATTGTTTTTTGTTTTTTTGTTTGCAAATGTACGAAGAATATTCGTATTTGCCAAATGATTTAAATTTGCTTAACAAATACAAACATTTATTCACCCTTCGCACTTTCCGTTCATTATGTCTTGTGCTTGTTTAAGAATGTCATCCGATTCTTTTAATGCCTGCATTTTGTCTGCTAATTCGCTTGCAGAACTAACAATAGTAAAACCACATGCAGTAAGTTCCATTATCGGGTTCGTTCGTCGCATAATTGCCAATTTGACAATTATATGCTCAAACGCAGTTCCTGTCACTGGGATTGACTCATTGGGGTCTACATTATACTTGTCAAGTATAAACAAGGCGTTATTTACCATTTCCCTTGCGGCTGCTTCTTGATTCTTTTCATCGCGAAGTCTTTCTTCTTTTTTTCCCATAATAATAAATAATAATATTAAAAGTTTTCAATATTGATTTCTTCAACCTTGATATAGGTTAGTTTACCCTTGTACCCACGCCGGGCAAGTTCTGTCATAAGGTCACGCGGCGAATAGTCTGCCAGCCTTGCACATTTAGCCTTTTCCAACTCTGCTTGCAAACTGGCAACCTTGTTTTTGTACGCCTTGCCGTCTGCAATCTTCTTGCCGTTGCATTCCTTGCAGCTCTTAGCAATCCCATAATGATTCTGTGCAAACATTGTTATCGGAAGTTCACGCCCGCATGTTGCACACACCCTTGTTTCAATTTTCTTTTCCATGTTCTTTGTTATTTAACTTGTTCGACATTACATATTAATACATCACCGACTATTGTTTCCTGTATTCCCCTTGCGAGATAAAATGCTTCACTTGCCACGCGATTCCGAGGCAATCCCATAAGTTTTCCTTCTTCGCTTACGACCATTATTTGACGGTCGTTTAGGTTCAGAATCTCAATATACCCGCCGACAAAAGACTTCAACTCGTCGAGTTTGAAATCCTTACCGTTCGCAGGAAACACATCTTGTATTTCCATGCTTGATTTTATTAGCTTTGCCATATTTATAAATTCTTTTTCTGTGTCCTAATAAACGACTGCGCCTCTTTGTAGGTGTCAAAATAGTCCTCATAGATGTCTGCCGTTCTGGTCTCTTTGCAGGTGTTTTTTGGTCGTTCGTCGGATTGAACATCCCCACCATAAACAATCCTATTCCTGCGGTCTGTGATACGTGTCACTACTTTGTGAAATGTTGCCATAATTATTGCTCGATAATTTCAGTTAGTGCGTCTATAACATCAGAGAGGCTTGATACGGCATCGTCCATACTGTCAATGTTTATTCCCACCACTTCGCCTCGTTCGCTATACTGGAGGCCTTCTGGCATGTTGTCAAAGGCTTCCTGTTCTTCGTTCTTAACCGACTCCAGTTCGTCCATAAGGTCGCGCAGATTGTCTACAATGCCGCTTAATTGTTTTCTTCTTGTTTTGTTCATAGTTGTATCTGTGTTTTAATTTGTTTTAAATAATATTCGCACACTCTCTTTTTGTTTGGTAAGACGATTGTGTTCTTGCCTATGTTCATACCCTTGTCACGCAAGTCACAGATACGACTGGCAAGCCGCATGCATCCGAATAACCGAAGAGCTTCAAGACTGGTGAGCGTATGCCCTTCTTCCAAGTACGCCTTAATCATTGCGCACTGCGTAGCGCTACTTTGCGCATTTTCATTAATATTTGTCATATCAAAATAATTTTATAATTCTTTAATTTCGTAAACCCCTGCTTCATAGATACCTTCATCCATGTCGCTTTCTTCGTATTCTCTTAGCGCTTGTTTTGCATCCTCTATCGTGTCGAAGATGTCAATCACGTCGCCGTTTTCGTAACAACATACTGCGTATTTCATTCCTTGTATAATCTTATGTCGTTAATACTTCCGTCGTACCCCATGAGCCTTGCGTTCATGTACGCTTCGCTCTTATCAAAAGCGCGGGTAATGACAAACACGCCACCAGCGCAAAAGACGTAACTATGCTTTTTCATGTCAACTGTTTTTTATCTTCCACCACGGCCTCCCATCTTAATGAGTGACCCATCCAAAACACAACCGATAAGACCTAATAATACGATTAAAAACATAACTATTATTTTTTAAATTTAAATTTCAATTTCGTTACCATATTCTTTTGCCTTGCATATAGAATGATTTAAATTGGCAATAGTACAAGCCAGTTTCCGCTGAAGTTTAACATCAGCATCGGCAAAGTTCCATGCACGAAACAGCGTAGGGTCTATGCTCTTATAGTCTTGCATAAGAGCGAGCACCTGCTTTCTATTTTCGCGCTTCGTGTCTATCTTGCTAAAGTCCCATGAAGACGCAGCGCCCTTACACGCGCCTTCGTAAACGTTCCTTAATATCTTTGCGAAAGCCTTCACATCTTTACTTTGAAGGTGTCGCATGTTCTTTGTTTTTCCTCGTTCCATGTTTTCTGTGTTTTTTTCTTCTTCTGTTTTTGCATCGCGAGTTTGCTTATATGCTTCACTTGCTGCACCAAGTTTGCAACCTGCCGCGCGTTTAACGGCTAATGCGTCGCGAGTTCGCTTACTGCACATTTCTCGCTCGTATTGCGCAACGCTGGCAAAAACTCCAAGTATCATGCTATTTACTACAGGCATGTCGGCAAAGTGAATGTCTATGCCCGTGTTAATGACCCGGAATGTAAACTCAACGTCGCGAGCCAAGCGGTCAAGTTTGGCAATAACAAGGCTATACCCGTTTGTCTTGCAGTAGTCAATCGCCTGCCACAATCCTCTTCGGTCGCGGTGTGTGCCACTTTCCACGTCGCTAAACTCGCGCACAAACGTACCGCCATTCTGGCGTATAAAGCCATCGCACATATCCCGCTGCGCAGACATACCCAGTCCGCGTGCGCCCTGCTTCTGCGTCGAAACACGCAGGTAAGTTGCATATTGTTTCATTTCTCTTTATTTTATATTATTGCGTTTTCTCTAAATTCACGAATAAGGCCGAACCTCCGTCCGAGCCGTTCAAAGTGCCCGGTCATATATTCAAGTTCAGAATAAGATATGTTTCTTTCACCACATTCCAGTTGCCAATTAATTGCCAACTGACGAGCGTTTTCTTTTTTAATCTGATAAGTTTTCATTTTACAACAATACTAATTTTTACACTTTGTGGAAATTTTTCTAAATTCAGCGTCGCTTAAATCCTGCGGCACATTGCTTTCGTCTATATAGGCGCACCGCCCAAGGAAGTGTTCCCGCACGTCGTACGTGTGCCCCTTGTATATGAATGTCATGACTTTGAATTATTTATATTCTCCTAAGTTGTTCGCTATTTTTACCTCATTGTACATGGCTTGTAATGCCTGTTTTGCTGTATATCCACACAGGCGTGCCCTGTCGTTGTCCTCATCACTCTGATACCTATCCACCGCCATGCTATTTGTCGTTGTCGCATGATACACTTTGCCCCGGTATTGTATGGCAATATCCCAGTGACCGTAACCGACTTTGCGGACGGACACAATACTTTTTTGTAAATCTTTGTAAATCATAATAATAGAATTAATTATATATATATATTAATTATTTAAACATGCGCGTACAGGCGCGATAGCTCGTTCTGTAGAACGTCCTCCATGCGCGTCCATTAATGCGCGACAGCGTCCCAAGAAACACAATAACAGGGAGTGCAAAGAAGCTCCCGGAAAAAAGCAATAGCACGGCCAGCGTAATGCATGACCACCATGCCAATGTAATTATTATTTTTTTCATTGTTTTATTTTTTTATTAAAAGCACCCCATAAAATACGGGGTGCATAACTTGTTACTTTGTTATTAGTTCAGCTATTTGTTCTGAGCTCATGCTCTTAATTTGGTAGTACGAAAGAAACACTGAACTTTTGTCTTTGTTACCGGCCTCGAATAGAATTTTTTCATTGCCAGCCCTATGCCCATATCCACAATTCCACGCGTCCTGCGTTAATTCGCGCTTCGTTTCAATGTAGCGAAAGACGTGGCGGCGGAAGAATGCCGGGTTGACAAAAGGATATGCCATCCTGGCAAAGTCTACGTCTTTGTCGCTATCCTTGGCACGGGCGAAAATGACAACACTTTCACGAGATGACTCAAGTACAGCGCCGACATAGAGATTAATGCGAACGCCACTACGTTCTACAATCTTTATCGCTTCAATGACTTTCGCTCCGGCAAGTGCCATGTCTTCCGCTTCCACGTTGCACATGGCAGAACGACTATAGTACACATTAATTACCGGCTTACTGACGTGTACCGTGGTGCGCCTGTACATGGATAGCGGATGTCCGTTTATTGCGTGCGGTACGCACGGCCTACTG